TAAATGTTATCGCTTTTGCTCCTGCTCCAGATGCAATAGTTGTTGTACTTTGTTCTGTTCTTCTTTGAAATTCTGCAAAATATCCAAGTTGACTAACCAATATATCCTGGTTCACATCTTGTGTAGATAATACACATTTAAACTTAAATGTTCTTCCTTTAAATGTGCCATTGGCAAACTTCTGGAAATCTGAATAACTGCTACCATCTTGAGAACTCTGAACAAAAACTTCTGCATTTGTATCTACACTTGAAATACCATCAAAATCCTGTCTTGCATCTATATCATCTATTGAATCAATTAAATCAGATGAATATACAGAACCAGTTTGTATAAGTTTTCTAAGATCAAGACTGAATACAGCACCTAAATCTAAAGCCTCATTAAATAAATATGTACCAGTTGTTGACACTCCACCAATATCATCAATAGAAGTTTCAGAATCTATATCAGTACTGTCATCAAAGTTACCTGTACCAGATAGGCTTAATGAACTCGTTCCAGAATCAAAACCGACATTGGTTTTTGATCCTTGAAATGCTGGACTGTCCTGATCTTCTCTTCTTGCCTGTACTAATAATTTAGGTTGTGCTTCTGGTAAATCAATAACAAGTGATGTTTCTCCTGTACTGAATCTATCTCCATCATCTTGTGATTTTAAAATATATTCACCTTCCAATAATGGAACAACTTTTTCTGTTGATGCTCCACTTAATGCAAAGACGAGATCAGTGGCATCTGAAAATGTACCGCTTCCATCAGTCTTGGGAGAATGTCTGACATGAATACGACCACCTGCTCTTACATCTACATCTGGTACAGCATCCCATCTAAGTCTTATTTCCTTATCTGAAATAGGTTCATAAGTTAAATTTGTAATATCAGATGGTGGTGCTGTCTTACCAACAGCGTTAAATGTCAGGTTGGTAGAAGTTGCACTTAACTGTAATGCAGCATTAAAACTAAAGACCTGTATTTCATACGTTCCAATATCAGTATTTAATATTTCAAAATCTGGACTAGAAACAGTTGTAGAAACATAGTTACCATTATTAAACCTATAGTTCACTTGATATTGCGTAACACCTGTTACTGGTTGCCAACTGATAATTAATTTAGATACAGCATTATTATTAATAACAACAATTTTTTCTTCTGACTGTAAACCAACAGGAGGATTCTTTAACTCATTTAGAAGGCTTACAGTTCTAGTGGCAAGAGAAGATCCATCTTCTATAAAACTATACTTAGCATCTTTATAAGACAAAGCAGTGATTATATAATTAATACCATCCTGTTCCTCTACATTTATCACTCTAAATAGCTGTGATGAGACAGTGGTGTTAGAGATCATCCAAACAGTATTTACATTTGGTGTTTGAGAGAAAGCACTTGATACTGTTACAACACCATTTGAAATACCACTTATATCTTTAGTTTCTATCGTTCCATCAGGAAGTATGACAGAAAGTTTTGGACTATTTGTTGTTGGTAAATCAGTGGCATCTGTATCATCAACCGTCATTACAGTTGTAGATGCAACAGCTTTTAATCTTCCTGATCTTCTTACTTCTGCTCTCACTGGATCATTTATTTCAATAACACTACCTGGTCTGCATACTGCACCACTATCAATAGAAGTTGTAAATGTGACTGTTTCAGATTCATTATTTTCACTGAAGAGTATTGCACGACCTAATCTGGCAGCTTGCCCTCTTGAGGTACACGCAAATGCTTTTACCTGTTTAACAACTGTGCCTATCTTTGTTATTAAAGAGCTATCTTCTACGACCTCAAAATCCACCTCCTGTGAATCCATATTGAAGTAGGAGACAGAAACAACACTATGTCTCGCTTTGAGACTACTTCCCGAATAATTAAATCCTGCCTCAGTTACATTTGCAAGACTAAATAAATATGAACTGTCCTTTGGACTATCCTGAGCAAGTTCTATTGATCCAGCAGACCATATAGGAACACAACGCATAACTCCTGCAAGTTCATTTATAAGATCAAATGCTTCGTTACTGTTTTGGATATTTAC